GGAAGGCGGACAGCGGCAAGACGAAGGGCACAGGCGGGCATCGGGGACTCCTGCCCGTGCGCACGCGCGCAGGGGCGGTATACTGGCGTCCCCAGCGGTGCTCCCCCAGCGCTCCTGGTCTGTACGGGCTCGGCCGTCATCCCCGGTCGGGCCCGTCGTCTTTTCCGCTACCACGCCTACCCGACAGCGCCACCAGCCCGGCCCCGCCTCACCGAGGGCGTCGCCAGGTACGCCAAGCTCTTCCGGGGCGCCTTTCCCTTCGCCTTCGCCGCGCGGTTCCGGTTTCGCGTGGCTCGCGCCTTCGCAGCCCTATCCGCCCGGGCCTGCCGGTGGGCAGCGGCCTCCTCCGGCGTGGCGTGCCGCGCGGCGGTGGCCACGAGCTCAACACGGGGCGCCTTCGCGTCGTCCGCGCGCTCCGCGTGGATGGACGCCACCTGCTCGTCATCCAGCCAAGCCAGCCCGTTGAGCGCGTCCCCGAGCACCTTCAGCGTGTTGTCCAGATCGCCGACGCGGCGCGGGCGGAACGCGGTGAGGGATAGGCGTACGGGCCCGGCCAGCGGCTGGGCGCCAGTGGCCGCCACCAGCCGAGCCACGGTCGCCTTGTAGGCCAGGGCCTCGCCAGAGGGCACCAGCCCGCGGCCCCGGGACGGCTTCCAGTACGCGTTCGCGCTGGGCGGGTACGGCAGCACCAGCCACACCTCGCAGGTCGTCATGCTGCCGTCGCTCACCGGGCACCCGTCGTGTTGTCCATGCCCGGCCAGAAGGGGCGGCACTGGCGGCACGACTCCTGCTCTCCCCTGCACACATGGACATGACGACGAAGGAGGCGCTCGCGCTGCACCTGGGACGGGCAGAGCTGGAGATGCAGTGGACACAACGCAAATCGGGCGGAACTCCAGCCGCGCGGGTTGAGTACCTCGCGGCTGACCATCACGCGCAACAGGTGCTCGGCGCGCGCGTGGCACGGGAGGTGATGGAGCGTCTCGGCTCGCAAGATATGGAACGTCCCTCATGGAGGGACACTCGCCATCGGTGACGTCGTGGCCTGGATGTTCGGGTGGCCAAGGCGACCGCACGCGGTTACTACCTTTCGGCAGTTCGACAGCGTGTTTCCGGAGGGAAAATGGCAGCCAGCGACATCAAAACCATTGACAAGGAAGAGTTCGAGGCGCTGAACGGCCCCAGCCCGGCGAAGAAGCAACTGGTGCTCGAAGAGGTGGAGTTCTTCTTCAACAACTCGTCGGGAGATCTCGGAGTTCTCACCCGAGATCGGACCGACGACGACTACGGATACGCGGTCCTTCAGAAGCAGAAGGGGCAGCCCTACCGGGCAATCAAAGCAGAGGTCAGCATCAGCTCGCGCGATGACGCGCGCAAAGAACTGTTGAAACACCTCGCCTAGGCCATCGCCAGTTAGAAGCACAGCGGCCCGCCCCGGTCTACAGGGCGGGCCGCTGCATTTTCTGCGGGCCAAACGTGTACCGGCCCCCGCGCCGGCCATCCGCTCGCGCTGATTGGCCTCCGCGAAGCCGAAGATGCCCAGGTTCTGCCGGAGCCGCGCCCCGCCCTCCAGGCGCGCGTAGGCGCCCGTGAGGGAAGAGACGCCCGATTGGGCCTACAGCTAGCCGGTCCGCACCGGTACGTCGCTCAGCACCCGCGACAGCCCCGCAGCGACTTCACGCCGCGGGGCATCGAAGGGGCCGACGCCACCGCCGTGGCGACCGGGTCCAGCGCGGCGGTGCGGCCAATGGCTCCGAGCGCCAGATCCAGTGCCGCCGCGGATAGCCTCCGGCGGACTGGCCGACGCAGTAGCGCGGCCGTTACTCGTCCCAGTGAGGCGGGTGCGTCTCGCCGTGGACATCACATGCCCAGGCCAGCCGGCAATCGCAGACGATCCTCTCCGCGCGCGTGCAGCACGGTGCGCCGTCACGGATACGAGTACGCGGGCGCGGACGGTGCCGTGCTGCCAGTGGCGGGCGGTTCAGGCGCATGTGGTCTCCACGTGGGCGGCACGGCTTCTGCTCACCGCCCCGGGCATGACGATACCGGAGCGGGAGGCGCTGGCGCAGCGCCTGGGGAAGGCGGAGCTGGAGCTTCAGCGGGCGCAGCGCGAGTCGGATGGGAGCGCCGTTGCGCGGCGGCGCCTGGCCAACGCCAGGGTTGAGTACCGCAACGCCGAGCACCATGCCTTGGAGGTGCTCGGCGCGCTCCACGCGCTGGACCGGGTGGAGCAACTCGGCACGGCACGCCATCAGGCTGCGCGCGCGACGGCAGCGCCAGTCTCCAGCCGCCGCGCGGCAGCCTCGCAGTAGCGCTCCTCGAGCTCCACACCGACGGCGCGAAGTCCGAGCGCCTGCGCAGCGACAAGCGTGGCCCCGGAACCGGCGAACGGGTCCAGGACGAGGCCGCCCTTCGGGCAGGAGCGCTCCAGCAGGTAGCTCAGCAGGTTGACCGGCTTCTCGGTGGGGTGCGTGCGCGCCCGCGCCGGCACCGGCGGGTAGCCATCGAGAACGGCGCCGTGCCGCTTCCCGGCGAGCGCGCGGCGCTTCGGCCCGGCCCCGTGCAGCACCACCTCGTAGTCCGGCGCGAAGCTGGCGGCGCAGTCGCCCATACCGCCCCGGGCCTTCCACCACATCAACGCGCCCTTGATCTTCAGGTGGGCACTCGCCGCGTCGAAGAAGTCCGGCCAGCTCTCCCAGTGGCAGAAGACGAAGGCGTGCAGGTCCGGCTTCAGCGCAGGCCCCGCGGCCGTGAGCGCCTGGCGGAAGACGCGCATGCCCTGGCGGGAGCCGTCCGCGCGGATGGCGGCGCCGCTCTTCCCCTTGGACTCGTAGGCCATGCCGTAGGGCGGGTCGGTGAGCAGCACGTCCACGGATTCGGACGGGAGTCCGGCCAGGGCGTCGCGGCAGTCGGCATGGAACAGGGTGAGGGTGTCGGTCTGGAAGTAGGGCTTCACTCTGGGGGCCTCGTCGTGGGCGTGGTGCGGGGGTCGCACCACGCGCGCGCGTGGTGCACGAGGGATGCCGCTCCAACCGCCCCTTTGCTCCCGTGCCCACGCGTGCGAAGTCCGCCCCGTGCCCACCCACGACAAGACGAAGACGCCCCCGGAGCGGCGTCGCGCGCCCGCAGGCACCACGGTGCGCATCGATGGGCTGCGGCTGTCCCGCGAGGCCTGGGCCCGAGTGGAGGCACTCACGGCCCAGCTGCGCCGCGCCGGCATCCCCCGCGCCAGGCCTTCCGGCGCGCTCGAGTTGCTGGTGCTGCATCCGGAGGTGGCCGCTCAGGTCCTGGCCGGGGGCTGCCGCGTCTACTCCTGTGCCACCTGCGGGTCGTGGCTGGATGCGGCAGGAGCCATCACCCACCAGGACGCACTACCCGGGCATGAGGTGCAGGGGTTCCTCGTGCAGGGTCAAAACAACCCCTCCAAGACCGTGAGACGTCCAAAAGGCTAGGCTAGTCTGCCTGCGTTCATTGAGCAGGCACAGAGGGCTACCATTGAGCAGCTACGTCATTTGGGCAAACAAGGGCGGCATCGGGAAGTCAACCCTGAGCTTTCAACTGGCATGCGCAGCGGCACGTGCCAATCCCGATAAGACTGTCACCGTCATCGACCTGAGTCCGCAGTGCGATGTTTCGCGCATGATTCTTGGTGGAGGAAGAAACAAGGGAGAAGAGATCATCATTAAAACCATGCAGTCCGATCCACGAAAGACAGTCCAAGCATACCTACTAGACTGCCTCAACGACGTGCCTTCTGGCATTGGCTGGCCTGACCCCAAAAACTACATCACCAACCCCAGCAAGGTTCGCTCGAAAAAAGCCGAGAGCATCCCTGAAAACCTGCGCCTGATGTGCGGCGACTTCGACCTAGAGCGTACTCTCCAACTGATCGAGCAACTGCCGCAGCCCCCTCGTCGAGCGGGAAGGGCACCCACGGGGCCCGAGTACTCTAACTATCTCCTGACAAGGTCGTTCATCAGGTATGCCGTCGAAAAGCTAGACAAGAACAAGAACGACATAGTCATCATCGACACCGACCCGTATTTCAGTGTCATCACCACCCACATGGGATTGGTAGGTGCCGACCACTGGATTACGGCTTACTCGCCCAACTCCCAGGCTAGTCAATTTGCGGTGCTTCGAAGCCTCGAGTTCATGTTCGAGCCAGCATCGGGACTTGCAAATTCCATCGTTTCGGCACAGTCGCTCTACCAAACGCCTTGGTATGACAATCGCGGAAAACCAATGAGCGCCCCGCCAGTCTCGGTTGCCAAGCCGTTTGCCTTGGTTGCCAATATGGTTACGCCCTACAAGCTGAGCGGTAAGAAGCGTTACACCGATCCCCAGCGACTCCATCGCAAAACCATTGATGCAGTCGATGCGCTCACCAAGAACGAGGCGTCAAAATACAACGTCGCAGCCTTCCAAACCCACTCACACATGTGGGACATGAGGCGCCTCGGCTTGATTTGTGACTACAATGGCATCGACCTGCCCGCGCTGAAGCTCGGGGGAAACTACCCCGAACCAGGATCCGACGACGACATTCAGTACCACATCAACAAAACTGGCGGCACTCCGAGCCAACTAAAGGGATACAACGAGCGTCTCGCGGCTCTGGCCGCACTTCTTTGACGCACAACCCGCCAACCCATCACAATCCGCGTTAAGTGGTGGCACGGAGCACCCCAGCGGACCGGGGTGCTCCGTTATGCATCACCAGCCGAACGTCCACCTCACGCCCGCACCGGCTATCCGCTCGCGCTGGTTGGCCTCGGCGAAGGCGAAGAGTCCCAGGTTGTCCCGGAGCCTCGCCCCACCCTCCAGGCGCGCGTAGGCGCCCGTGAGGGAGGAGACGCCCGCCTGGGCCTCCAGATACCCGGTGCGCACCGGCACGTCGCTCAGCACCCGCGACAGCCCCGCGGCGACTTCACGCCGCGGGGCATCTAAGGGACCGACGCCACCGCCGCCGTGGCGGCCTCGTCCAGTGCCGCGGTGCTGCCGATGGCGCCGAGCGCCAGCTCCAGAGCCTCCGCGCGCACCTTCACGTCGGCCTTCTGCGCGCCGTGAATGGAGGCGAACTCCAGCTTCACGGCCTCCTGCTCCCAGGGCTTCAGCGGGCGCCAGCCGTTGGCCTTCAGCCAGGAGTCCGCCACCTCCAGGCCCTTGGCCACCTTGTCGAGGGCGTTCTCCTCCTCGTCCATCGCGGCGAAGTCCTCCACCACGTGGAAGGCGTGGAAGGCCACGGTGGCGACGATGCGCTTGCGCCGGGTGGTGAGCCAAGTGCCGCCGGCGAAGAGGCCGACGGCGCCGGCCACGAGGCCCAGGGCCAGGGTGATGTTGGTGGGGGTGAGCAGCGCGTCCAGGAGGACGGAGCTGGTCGACGTCTGGGCGAGGAGGACCGGCGCGACGTCCAGGGTGGCGAGCGCGACGGGCGCGGAGACGAGGGTCAGCTCCGCGCCGGTGGGCGTGGAGGCGTGGGCCAGGGCCAGGGGCGCGGTGAGGAGGGCCGCGAGCGCGGCGGTGGTGACGAGGGTGAGGCGCTTCTTCATGGGGCTGCTCCTGCGTGGTGCGAGTGGGATTGCACCACGCAGAAGGGGCGGCTCAGACTCGCGGAGGCCAGAACCAGGTGCCGGGCTTGTCCGGCCCGCCGAAGGGCACGGTGCCGCGCCAGCAGTGCTCGCCGCCGTGTCCCGTGGCGGAGTCGAAGCCATCGTTCGGCCCGTCACCGAGGACCTGGAGGTTCGGCGTCATCGGGTCCGGCGCACGCGTCGCCACGACGATGGCCGGGCGCACTTCGCCCTTCCGGACGCCAGCCTCGTCGCCGAGGCAGTAGTGGACGATGCGGCCGATGGACGGCACCTGGGCGAGCGGAACCACCGGGGCGCCCGTCACGGACGCGACCGGCGTGTTGATGGCCTCGGCGACCGCGAGCCAGCCGGCGCGCACCAGCACGGAGCACTTCTCGAACGGCGGCAGCTCGGCGCCCGTCACCGCGGAGCGCCCGCCGGTGACGCTGCCGTAGCAGGTGTAGAGCGTGAGGGCGGTGGCGAGCTTGCCGGGGCTGGCCTGGGCCAGGACCTTCTCGGCGGCGGTGATGAGTTCGGCGGGCGGCGTGTACGGCGCAGGGATGGGCGTGGACATGCGGTGTTCCTCCTGGTGCGGCGGGTGGACTGCACAGCACCAGGAGGAAGGGGCGCTTCTCGTCAGGAGACGAAGGGCAGGCGCCTGAAGCCCAGCAGGTCAGGCCGGTACGCAACGCGGGTGAAGGCCTTCACCTTCGCGTCCGCGCGCGCCGCGTCCTCCAGCGTGAGCGTCTTGCTGCCGCCCCCGGACGCGCCCACCACCACACCCGCGCCGACGTGCACCATCACGTGGTCCGGGTCCCCCGGCTTGCCGTACAGCACCGGGTCCCCGGGCTGCAGGTCCGCCGCGCTCGCCACCGGCGCGCACTCCGCCCACAGCCGGTCCGTGTTGTGCGTCGCCCGCCAGTCCTTCCCGCCCACCTGGTGGAAGGCCCAGGTCACGAGTCCGGAGCAGTCGAAGAGCCGCAGGCCGTCCTTCGAGACCGGCGTGCCCTTCGCGCCCCAGCGGTAGGGCGCGTGCATCTGCGCGAGGACGAGGGAGAGGAAGGCGGCGCGCTGAGAGGTGATGGCCATGGCGGGTCTCCAGGGACTGCGAGGTGTTCACCGGAGAAGGGGCGCCATTGAGCACAAACTCTAATCACTTCCACATCTCCCACCGCGGGTAGACAGGAAACGTTTCTCGCGTACGGTGAGCGCGTTGCCCCCACTCATGCCAACGCAAGGAGTTCCATGGATTTAATCAACCTCATCATTCCCCTGGCGCAAGCCTCTCAAGCAATGTCGCCACAGGGGTCTGCTATGTTCATCGTCACCATTATCGTTATTGCACTTACCAACCGCCCGCCTCGGTCCGCTCAGTCAGAGCGCCCCCATGCGATACGGCGGATCCAACCGCGCAAGAAGACGCGTAATCCATCACAAGCGAACCGCCGCACTCGCAAAAAGAGCAAACGCACGTCTAGGGGGAGGACGAAGCGGCGTCCTTCGAGGCCACCACGTTCGCAGCGTGCTGGAGCTGCCGGGAGGTTCGCTCCCCCATCAGCACAGTGACGTGGTTCACCGCCTGATGCAGCTGCGGCCGTGCGGCGCCCATCCAGTCCTCCAGGGCCCGCAGGCGCAGGTCCTGCGTCTGGAGCTTCGCGCCGTGCTCGTTCACCACGCGCAGCTCCGTCTTGATGTCGCGCACGTCCTGGGCCACCGCGCCCAGCGACTGCACCAGCAGGGGCACCTGGTCCACGGCGGACTCGTGCTTCGTCTGTCGGCGCGACAGCAGCCCGTTGAGGAGGGGCACGAGGAGCTGGCTCACGGCCAGGATGAGGACGGCGGACTCGGTGCTGACGGGGGGCATGCCCGGACAGAAGGGGCGGCCTCTGCCCGAGGTCCGACTTCACAGATTTCGTAATTTGTGAATCCGGGCCCTCAACCAGGGTCGCGCGGCCCACGCGGGTCGGCGGGCTCCCAGGGCAGCCACACCCAGCGGGACACCTTCCCGGGAGGCCCTGCGACGAGGGCGCGGCACCAGCGCTGCCCGTGCGCGTCCTCACAGGGTCGCCGCGCGGCGCCAGGTCGTGATGGTCGGTCATGCCCGGAGGAAGCGGCGAAGGCTCGCGCCACAGCATTCTGGCGCGCGTGCAAAGCTCGGCCTTATTGAAGGCGGGCACCGGCGTCTTCATGCTTTAGTGACAGTCAAGTGGGGACCAATGGCCAACAGCCCATGTCGTCTCCGCGTCCCGCCTGCGGGGCGCGACCAACTCTGCGACCAGATTGAGACCTGGGCGAAGGCGAACCGCCGGACAGTCGACGTCATGATTCAAGACGACCTGTGGGTCACGATTGATAACGACCCGGACCTCTGCGCTGAACTGGGCGCGTACTTCACCTGCCCGGCGTACTGGGAAGACGGGTTTGAGAAGTTCAGGAAGGACCTGGGCGCACTGGATGGTGTCCTGCGAGGGGACGAGTCGTAGCCCGGCAAGCTGAAGCTCGTTCGGTTCTGCCACACGCGCGCCCCTTCCGACGGGGATGCACGACGCCGACGTCCGCCCGCCGCTGGTGCGCCTCATCCAGGAGACGTACCCGGAGGCGCGCGTGTTGCCGGAGATGGGGCTGGAGTACGGGCTGGTGCGGGTGGACCTGGCCGCGCTCAGCTCGGCCCGCTTCCACGGGTACGAGGTGAAGGCGAACGCGGACACACTGCGGCGCCTGCCGGTCCAGGCCCACTGCTACAGCGCCGTCCTGGACAGGTGCACCCTCGTCGCGGGCGCCCACCACTTGGCTCGCGGGCAGACGCTGGTGCCGAAGTGGTGGGGGCTGGTGCTCGCACGCGGTGGCGCGGACGGCGTCACGCTGGAGGACGTGCGGCCGGCGGCGGACAACCCCAGCCCGAACCCGGGCGCCACGCTGCATCTGCTCTGGCGCGTGGAGCTGCTGGCGCTGCTGGAGAAGACGGGCGAGGCGCGAGGCCTGCGCTCCACGGGGAAGGCGCGGCTCGTGGCGCGGCTGCTTGAAGTTCTGCCCGGAGACGTCCTGCGCTCCCGTGTGCGGGCGGCGGTGTGCGCCCGAGGGGACTGGCGGGCGGACGCGAACGTGTAGGGCGGATGCACGCCGGAGGGCGCGCACAAGACAGCGAAGTTGCGCTTTGTCGATGCTCCCCGGGCGCGGCGGGCGCTGGCACGCGGCTTGGCGGCACCGGCCGTGCCACCCCGCCCGCCGACAGCCCCCCTGGGGTGGGAAACCCTACATGTAGGACAAATTCAGGATTGCTCGGCGCGCTGCAATCTCGCGTCGCAGATTCCTCGCGGTTTCTCCGAGGGGAACTGACAGACGACCCCCCATTTTTTAGGGCCCTGCGCGTTCCTGGCGGCCCGTAGGCGCGTCCTGTCACTTCGGCCGGGGCCATGGGCGTCCCGGAGCCACGTGCGTCAGCGGGCCAGCGGCGCCCCTTCTGCGTGGTGCAGTCCACCCACACCACGCAGGAGCACCGCATGCCCTCCCCGTCCACGCCGTCCGCCGAGTCCACCCCGAGCACCGAGACCGCCCGCTGGCGCATGGCCTCCACCGTGTCGCTCGCCAAGTCCCTCCAGGAGGTGGAGGGACTCTCCGCCGAGGAGGCCCTGGCCAAGGCACAGGAGACGGCCGACGCCGCGCAGTCCGAGTCGTCCCAGCTGGACCGCAAGGTGGGCGACTTCCACGTCGCGGTGACCGCCGACATCTCCAGCGCCGCCGCCGAGCTCAAGGCGCTCGACGCGCAGCTCCAGGAGACGGCCGCCTCCGTGGCGCAGGTCGCGTCCGGCCCCGTCACTCCGTCCGGCCTCGCCGCGCTCATCGCCTCGGGGAGCAGCGCCCTGGCCACGCTGCACGCCGCGAACATCGCGGGCAACGTCGTCGGGAGCGCGGTGGTGGAGCAGGTGGCCGGCGACGTCGCCGCGCTGGTGGCCCGGGCGCGCGCCCTCGCCTTCCCCGCGTAGCCGCCCCTTCTGGAGGGGGTGTCCCCTCCGCGCGGCTACGACCCGAAGCCCCCTCCCGGCAAGCCGGCCGGGGGGAAGCGCGCGCCGAAGTTCTCCGGGCCCGCCACCACCCTCACGTACAAGATTCAGACGGCCATCGTCGCGGAGCTGCGCCAGGGCGCCACGAAGCGCATGGCCGCCGCGCTCGCGGGCACCACCGACGCGCGGCTGCAGAACTGGCTGCGCCGAGGGCGCGAGGCCATCGAGGCCGGCAAGCGCAGCCGCTACACCGAGTTCGTCGTGGAGGTGGAGCGCGCCCAGGCCGAGTTTCAGAAGAGCCGGGTGAAGGACGCGCTGGACTCCATCAGCGACAAGACGATGGACGGCCGCGGCGCCCGCTGGTTCCTGGCGGTGACGGCGCCCAAGGACTTCACCATCCCGCGCGAGCCCGCCGCGCCCGCAGGCAATGGGCACGGCCCCCTCTTCGAGGTCATCACCCCGGACGAGGCGCGCGCGAAGCTGGACGAGAAGCTGGCCACCTTCATCGCCAAGCACCTGAAGGCCCGGGTGGCGACGGACGTGCCGCCGGAGCCTGCCCCCGAGGACGACGATGGGGGCTGACGCGGGCGTGGCGAAGGCCGGCGAGTCGCTGCTGGACGGCATCCCCGTCATCACGGCGGACAGCCACGGTCCCCACAACCTCATCCAGCAGCTCGCGCTGGCGGCCCACGCGGCGGACGGCACCACCACCGGCCACTGCACCGCCCTGGCCTTCACGCCCCAGGAGCTGGTGCTCCTCTACCACGAGCACCGCTACTGGCTGCGCCCCGTCCAGCGCCCGCCCGCGCACTTCCGCACCTGGTTCTTCATGGGCGGACGCGGCACCGGGAAGACGTACGCGGGGGCGGCCGCCGTCATCGACGAGGCCCGCGCGGACCCCGAAGCGCGCATCCTCATCGTGGGCCCCACCTACTCCGAAATCGTGAAGAACCAGTTGGAGGGGACGAGCGGCATCCTCACCATCTCCCCGCCCTGGTTCTTCCCGAAGGTGGAGAAGTCGCGCCGCAAGCTGGTGTGGCCCAACGGCGCGCAGGCCACGTGGCTGCCGGCGAAGAACGCGGACAAGTTCCGCGGGCACCAGTACACGTTCATCTGGGCGGACGAGCCGGTGGCCTGGAAGGGCGACGCGGTGGCCGTCTACAAGGAGTGCCGCGTCGTCAACCGCCTCACCACCACGCGGATGCGCGCCCAGGGCCTGCCGCCGCGCATGGTCATCACCACCACGCCCGCGCCCACGGTGCTCTTCCGGGAGATGCTCGGCGACCGCGAGGGCCTGGTGCTCGCGCGCAGCTCCACGCTGGAGAACCTCGCCAACCTGGCCCCGGACTACGAGGCCTACGTGCGCCGGGTGATGGAGACGCCCGAGGGCCGGCGCGAGTTCATGGGCGAGCTGAGATTCGACCTGGACCCGGCGCTCTACCGGGGCGTCAACTGGAACGCCTCGCGCATCGCAGACCCGAAGAAGGCGCCGAAGGAGTACGACGCCATCATCGTCTCGGTGGATCCGGCCACCGGGGAGAAGAAGGGCGCGGACATGCACGGCATCGTCGTGCTGGGCGTGCGCCTGGAGGCGGACGGGCTGGACCACGTCTATGTGCTGCAGGACGCGTCGCTGCGCACGCCGGAGCCCGAGGTCTGGGCGCGCGAGGCCATCAAAGCGCTGGAAGCCTGGGAGCCCTACGCGAAGAAGCGCGGCAACGGGAAGCCGAACGCGTGGGTGTTCGCCGAGTCCAACACCGGCGGTTCCATGGTGAAGAGCACCATCCGCACGGTGAAGAAGGTGAAGGTGCTCACCGAGCGCGCCATGCAGTCGAAGGCGGAGCGCGCCGCGCCCGTCTCCTCCTACGCGAAGGCGGGCCTCGTCCACATGGTGGGCAAGCACGACAAGCTGGAGGCGCAGCTTGCGAGGTTCACGGGCCAGGAGGGCGGCCACGCGAGGGATGACCGAGCGGACGCCTTCGCGTGGCCCATCTACCTCTACGTCATCCCGAAGCGCCGCAACGCGGGGGCGGCGGGGCGGCAACGCGGGACGGAGGACGCGGTGTTCGACGAAGCTGAAGCCTGAGGCCCGCCATCCAGGGTGTATGGTTAAACGTCGTTTTACTTTCGCCCGTCGCTGCACACCCTTAAGAACGCCTCAGCGAGGACCTGACGGGTGACAAATAAGAAAGGCATGACTACCAAGACTTCCGCACAGGCGGGGCAGTCCGCACAGGCGGGGCAGTCCGCACAGGCGGGGCAGTCCGCACAGGCTACGCCGGCAGCCAGCACCGTTGTGCCTGCCGTCCGAAAGCTGGGAGCCAGAGTGTGGACTGGGCTCAATGCGCTTGGAGGCATCATCGGCCTTATTGGTGGAGCTGCTGCCATCTATTCGGTAGTCATCGCCAGGGAGGCACTGACGCAGCAGCAGATGGACCACGCCTTTTCAGCCGCACAGCTTCAGGCAAACGAGGAACTTCGCCTCAATTTGACGTTAGGCCGAGACGGCGCCCTGAGGGTGCGCAACCTCTCAAAACTAGAGGTCGAGCAAGTTGAGATAGAAATACGGCATTTACTCTACTCCCATGCTTGCAATGCCATCGAGGTCGCAATGGGAGAGCGTGAGCAGTTCATTCCGAAAATTGACCTCAACGGCGAAGCAACAATTCACCTCAGCTCTCCGTATTGGAGTACAGACGGCGGCAATGACGAGACGAAGCGCCAGCAAACGCTTCGCCAAATGGGCTGCGGCACCGGCATTCCCGAGTCCAACAAGAACGCAGAAGGCTTGGCCGGCCTTGGAGAAAATCTGGACGGGGGTCCAAACATAACGCCTGCGTGCTCAGAAGACTCCCCCTGCTCAATAGTCACATACGTTGAGGCGCGGGCAATGCACCCAAAGTTACATCGCTGGGCCGGCCCGTTTGACACGATTGTCGTTCACGCCCCAGATCAGTCGTTCCGCTCGGTATGGTCTTTCGGTGGCGTTGATGACCGCGACGGCTCGTTTCGGTTTAAAAATGAATCCGACAGGGCAATGTTCCTCAGGGTTGCCCAGCTCATCGCAAGGCATCGAAGTATGTTTGGAGGGGTAGACGATAGGAACAACCGCTTCTTCCCTGCACGCTCATTCGGCGGCATGGGGATTTTTCGGGCAGTTGGTGCGGAGGAACCGAAGCGCTGATTCACTGTTGCGCTCGGAAGGACCCTCGGAGGGCACCCCTTCTTCAGGGGCATGGCCTCCCTCTTCCGCCGCACGCTCAAGGCCCTGGGGCTACTGCCCGGCACCCAGGGCCCCCTCGTCCACGCCCTTCCCCTCGTCAGCTTCAGCCCACGACGGGGCAGCCGCGAGGTGCTGCGCGCGTACAAGGAGAACGGCTGGCTGCGCACCGTCGTTGACACTGTGGCGGAGGCAGTGGCCACGCCCCGCTGGCGCGTCTACAAGCGCGCCCGGCCCGGCGTCCTGGGCGTGCTCGACCAGCGGATGAAGTCCGCCAACCCCCGGCTACGCGCCAAGGCGCTGAAGGACGCCACCGCCTCCGGGGAGTTGGTGGAGCTGCCGGACCACGAGCTGCTGCGCCTGCTGGAGGCGCCGCACCCACGCTACCCCGGCCGCGCCTTCCGGAAGCTCAGCCAGGTGCACGTGGACCTGGTAGGCGAGGCCTTCCTCTGGCTGCGCCGGGATGACACCGGACGCGTGGTGGGGTGGGAAGTGGTGCCCCCGCACCGCGTGATGATGACGCCCACGCCGGAGAGCCCCGTCTTCTTCCTCAGCCACAACACCTTCATCGGCGCGGTGCCCGAGGCGGACGTCCTCTGGTTCAAGCATCTGGACCCGGAGGCGCCCGAGGACCGCGGCGCCGGCGCCGGCATGGCGCTGGGCGATGAGCTGGACACGGTGGAGGCCATCTCCCGCGCGACGAAGTCCACCTTCGAGCGCGGCGGCATCCCCGCCGCCATCGTCGGCGTGGACTCGAAGGCCTCCGGTGCGGATGTGGAAGAGGCAGTGGACGACCTGGAGAAGAAGTACCAGGCGGCCCACGCGGGCCCGGGCAACGCGGGCAAGGTGTGGTTCACCCCTGCGGGCGTCACCCTCGCCCAGGTGCAGGTGAACTTCCGGGAGCTTCAGACGGAGGAGCTGAAGAAGGGCCTGCTCGACTTCATCCGCCAGACGTACAACGTGCCCCCGGAGCTGGTGGGCGACCTCACCTCCAGCAACCGCTCCACCGCGGAGAGCGCCGAGTACACGCTCGCGGACTTCGCCGTCCTGCCACGCCTGGAGTTCTGGCGCTCCTGGCTCCAGCACTGCCTGGTGCCCCTCGTCGACCGGGACGCCATCCTGGATTACGAGGACCCGCGCCCCCAGGAGTTCGAGCGTGTCTTCCGCCTCATGACGACGCAGCCCACCGAGGCCTTCACGTACAACGAGGTGCGCGAGCTGGCCGGCTACGAGCCGGACCCGCTCCTCGAGGGCAAGCGCCCCCCTCCCCTGCCCGGCGCTGGCGGGGGCAACAACCCGCAGTCGGCCTCCGCGAACGCCACGCCCAACCCGCCGCGCGACCGCAGCGGCGAAGAGGGCCGGCTGTAGCGCCAGGCGCCGCCCCTTCTTCTGGGGCATGGACAGACGCCCGCGCACCAAACGCAGCACGCGCGCCCTGAAGCTGAAGCTCTACGAGCCTCCGGCCCCCGCGCCGCCGGCGCAGCCCAGCGCGCCGCCCGTCTTCCGGTTGGTGGATCCGCCGGAGGAGTACGACCGCGACGGGGACCGGATGGCGGCCGGAGCGCTGCAGCTGCCGCCGGGCCAGGTGGACGTGCCCCTCTACTGGGACCATGGCCACCAGGACCCGAGCGCCGCCAGCCGCTTCCCCGTCGGCCGCGCGCGCATCTGGTGGGAGGGCGGCGAGCCGCTCATGTCCCCCCTCTTCGATGGCATCGGCGAAGTCTCTCAACTCTGCGCTGCGAAGGTGAAGGCCCGCACCCTCGACGCGTGCTCCATCGGCTACCTCACGCTGTCCGCCCGCCCCAATGACAGAGGCGGCGAGGACGTGCAGCAGGCGGAGCTGGTGGAGGTTTCCATCACGGGCATTGGCGCGAAGCGTTCCGCGCGGAGACTCAAGAGCATGGCGACCCCCGAAGAGGTACAGCAGACGTTCGAACAGATGGCCAAGGACATCGCCGAGACGAAGGCGATGGTGGCCGAGGTGAAGGCGCTGGTGGCGAAGCTCGCTCCCGCGTCCGAGGAGACGAAGAGCGAAGGCGGTGAGGAGAGCCAGGAGGGAGAGGGCGCCGCCGAGGGCGAGGACGCGGTGACGAAGTACTTCCGCGACCTCGTCACGAAGAAGAAGTAGCCGCGCGCGGCGCCGCCCCTTCTCTCCACCTGAACGCAACACCGTCCCCTTTCGCAGGAGCCGTCATGTCCACGACCCCGAAGCCCGCCGCGCCCGCCGCCGTCCCCCCGGTGGTGGAGGCTGCGCTCGCGCCCCTCATCACCAAGCACGTCGAGGCCGCGCTCGCCGCGCGCCCCGCCATCATCAGCCCTGCGGCGCCCGGCCGCGCTCCCGCCCTGCTGAAGTACAAGGGCATGTTCGACACGGAGCACCCGGCGCTCGCCGCGCTGGGCGTGCGCCTCAAGGCCGCCTTCCTGGAGTACGAGGACCGGACCGGCCGCGAGAAGGCGAAGGCCCTCAACCAGCCGCTGCGCGAGTGGCTGGAGAAGATGAAGTCCGCCGGCGTCTTCGAATCCGTCTTCGCCCAGGGCGGCAACCTCTGGGCTCGCGAGTCGCGCAGCGAGGAAATCATCGACGTGCTGCGCCCCGCGTCCATCCTCCTGCGCGCGGGCCCGCGCATCGAGTCGGGCTACGGCTCGAAGCTCACCATCGGCGTCATCAACGACGGCGTGCAGGTGCAGTGGGAGGGCGAGGACGAGGAGGCCAGCGAGTCCGACCTGGACACGGGCGACCTCATCCTCGGCGCCTTCAAGGCCATGGGCACCATCCGCATCGGCAACGGCCTCATGCGCAAGGGCAACCTGCGCTCCGCCGAGCAGCTCGCCGCCGACGTCGGCCGCGCCATGGGCCTGGCCTTCGACACGGCGGGCCTCGTGGGCAAGGGCCCGAAGACGCCTACCGGCATCCTCAACACGCCGGGCATCACGAAGAAGGCCATCACCGGCACCTCCATCGAGCAGAAGGTGGCGGACCTGAAATCCATGGTGGCGGACGTGCTGGAGGCCAACATCCCCCTGGAGGGCGCCAACCCGTTCTACTTCATGACGTCCACGACGATGATGGGCCTCTCCAGCCTGCGCGACGCGGCCTCGTCCGGTACCGGCGGCTGGGTGTTCCCCGGCCTCCAGGACCTGCAGAACCCCACCATCAACGGCTTCCCCGTGGGGCACACGCAGACGCTGGCGGGCAAGAACCTCATCGGCTTCGGCCTCGCGCAGGAGCTCTACTTCGGCAACGCGTCGCCGCTGGAGATGGAGCTGGGCGAGAACGGCAGCGACTTCAAGCGCGACCGCAAGACGCTGCGCGGGGTGCAGGAGGGCGACTGGCAGGTGCGCCGCCCCAAGGCCTTCTCCATCCGCACGGGCGTCACCTACTAGCCCGCGTCCCGCCTCTCCCCTCCCTCGCCTTCCCGGAGTCCTTCCATGCACCCTTCCCTCGCCAACATCGGCGCGTACATCAAGACGAACACCCTGGCCCTGGTGCCCGCGGCGCGCGCGGCCGGCACCACGCAGGGCCCCGCCATCGACACCGGAGCCTTCCGCTCGGCGGTGCTCGCCGTCGCGGTGGGCGCGGCCACCGGCACGCCCACGGGCGCCAGCGCGACCTTCACCTTCGAGTCCCGGGGCAGCACGTCCGGCGCGGAGGGGGCGCCCGGCGCGTGGGCCCCGGTGGTGGACCGCGACGGACAGGAGCTCTCCGTCATCGCCACCGCGGCCGACGGCGCCGTGGAGCTGGACCTGGACTTCTCCTTCCTGGGCGATGACCACGACCAGGTGCGCGTGAAGCAGGTGCTGGCCTTCACCGGCGGCGCCTCCCCGACGCTCCTCACCGGCGCGGTGCTGGTGCTGGGCGGCTCCAACCGCCTCCCTGTGTAGCGGCGGGCACGCCTCCCCCCCCTTCCGTGCCTGCCCGGGCCGGGGTGGCCTCGTGCCGCCCCGGCCCTCTTTCTGCCCCGAGGTGCCCATGCCCGCCGTCGAGGACCTGCTCACCGCCGCCCAGCTGCCCGCCACCGTGCGCGACGCGGCCGACCCCGAGCGCCTGCCGCTGATGATTTCCGCCGCGTCCCTGGCCCTGGCCGCGCACGTGGGCTACCCGTTGCACCGGCGCCTGGGCGTCGTGGAGTCGGTGGCCAGTACGGGCGGGCGCTACCTCTGGCTGCGCTCCGGGGGCGTGCGCCAGGTGACGCGCGTGGAGGTGTGCGGCGTGGAGCTGCCGGCCGCTGCGTACGCGCTCGATTCCGCCGTCATGGGCCGGGTGCTGGCGCGCGGGGAGGCGTGGCCCTTCACCGGCCGCTACTCGCCCGGCGTCTCCTCAACCCCGCTGCACGTGGAGGACACGGGCGAACTCCTCGTCACCTACGACGCGGGCTGGGTGACGCCCGGCCAGGCCGCCCTGGACGCCGCGCTGCAGGTGGACCTGCCGGCGGATCTCCAGCTGGCGGTGCAGATGGTGGTGGGCGCGCTGGTGCACGGCGACGGCGCCGAAGAGGCCGTCTCCGAGTCCATCGGCGGCACGTCCCTGACGCGCGCCACGGACGAGGACGGGCAGCTGCCCGCGGTGCCCGCTCGCGCGCGGCGCCTGGTGGCCCGCTACCGCCGCCCGCGCCAGGGAGCCGCGTGATGCTGCTGGGCCACCGACTCAAGCAGCGCTTCGGCCTGGCGCGACTGCTGGGCGTCAACGACCGCGGCCAGGAGGACTTCTCCGCGCCCAAGCGGCACGCGTGCCGTTTCGAGGGCAGCACGAAGCGCCTCGTCACCACGGACGGCACCGACGCCACCTCGGAGGCCGTCCTCTTCACCATCGTGGAGGTGGGGCCCGGGGATGCCGTCTGGCTGCCCGGTGCCACGCCGGGCGACCTCAACACGCGGCGGCGCCCGCTGCGTGTCACCCCGTGCTTCGACATCCGCGGGACGCTGGACCACTACGAGGTGTACGTCTGATGGGCGCCGAACTGCGCGACGTCGAGCTCCACGTGGCCCAGGTGCTGGACGCGGCCGCGCTGGGCGTCTCCCGGACGGCAACGCCGCCCAGCCTCTACACGGGCCCCATGCCTGCCGCCGCACCGCCCCAGGCCGTAGCCGTGCGCGAGGTGCCGGGCGACGCACCCGAGGACTACCTGGGCACGGGGCGCAGCTACCTCCAGCCTGACGTCCAGGTGCTGGTGCGCGGCCTCACGTACCTGGAGGCCCAGGCCCTGGCGCGGCGGTGCTGGAGCGCGCTGCACCTGGCGGCCGCCCCCGGCTACGTCTCCTGCCGCGCGCAGGGGCAGCCCGCGTACCTGGGCGAGGACGGCAACCACCGCCACCGCTTCGTCTTCACCGTCACACTGGCATACACGGCCTGACTCCGGACGGCCGCCCCTTCTCTTCGGGCATGCCCGTCCGCGTGAAGCTCGACCTCCGCCCGCTCCTCAAGCTGCGCCAGCAGCCAGAGCGCGTGCTGGGTCGGCTGGAGAAGGCCTGCTACGCGACCGTGCGCCACGCGCTGGACCTCTCCCTCTTCGACGTGCCGCGCGGAGACCGGACGCCCGAGTACGACGAGCACGGGAATGAGAAGCCTTCGGAGCGGCCGCTCGCGGAGACCGGCTTCCTGGACGGGCCCGAATACCGCATGGACCGGCGCCTCTCCGTCACCTGGGTGGCGGGCTACGCGCACCACGCGGCCGGCGCCATCCACGAGGGCGTGCACTGGGACCGGGACATCGTCAACCCGGAGCCGCACTTCCTGAAGAAGGCCTTCCGCCGCAGCCGGACCATCGGCCGCAAGGGCATGAAGGCGGCCATTGAGCAGGCTTTGAAGGAGCTGTTTCCCCCGAAGTGAAAGGAATTGAGTCATGGCAGGAGAACCCGAAGTCCTCTTCGCGCAGCGCATCCACTTCACCGCCACGGCCGCCGCCACCCTCGTGAATCTGGAGGATGGCACCGTCGAGGCGCCCGCCACCGAGCTGGACGGCATCAGCGAGTGCGGCGTCGCCACGGCCATCGACAGCGTAGACATGAACTACTTCGGCGGCGACGGCTACAAGCGCAACGCCGCCACGCTGCGCGGACTCACCCTCAACGTCAGCGGACACCGCATCGCCGGCAACGCCGCGCAGGACCTGATGGAGGAGCACATGCTCCTGGGCAAGGTGGGCTACCTGCACGTCATCAAGGACGAGGCTGCGACCGCGGGCCAGCGCGGGGTGCGGTACGCGGTGCGCATCATGTCCTTCGACTCGGGCGGCCCCTCCTCCGACGTGGACAAGCTGACGTGCTCGCTCACCGGCCAGGGCGCCCCCGTCAAGGTGTAGCCGCCCCTTCCTTCCCTTCGCAGCTCCTACCTCGGAGAAGATAGACATGACCGACGCCCCCGTGTACCGCAAGCCCATCGGCACCGCCCGGAAGTTCATCAAGCGCATCGTCATCGACGGCGCGGACTATGACCTCTGCGAGCCGTCGGCTGGCGACAAGACCCTCGTGCTGAAGCTGAGCGAGAAGGCTGGGGAGATTGACGCGGACCGCAACCCCACCAGCGAGGACGCCGGCATCTACTTCCTGGCCCGCGTCGCCATCATCTGCCTGTACCACCCGGGGGGCCGCCGCCGCGTCTTCGACCTGAACAGCCAGGAGGACCTCGACGCCGTGAAGCTGGAGCCCTGGCTCCTCGACTCCGCGAAGGACTTCACGTCCAGCTTCGGCGGCAAGACGGTGGAGGAGGAAAAGGGAAACTCCGAAGCCACCCCGAGCTGAATGCCATCTACGGGGTGGCGAAGCTGATGCACCGCTCGCCGGCAGAGGTGAGCACTTGGCCGTGGTCCGACATCGTGCGCCTGCTCGCATACAGCGAACTGGAGCGCGAGGAATTCGACCGGCGCACGCAGCCGCACGGGTCCCTGGGTACGGGGGGGCAACGGGCGTCGGCGAGCAGCACCACCAACACCACCGTCTACCGCTTTGGACCCAAGCCCACGCCGAAGCGGTAGACGCAGTTCACCCGGAGCCCTGTCATGGCATTGAAGGTCGGAGACCTCTACGTCGCCGTCACCGCGTCCATCGGCGAGGCCATGGCCAACCTCGGCAAGTTCGTGAAGCATGCTGAGAAGGTCGCCAAACAGGTGAAGGAGGCGACCGAGCCCATCGGGAAAATCGGTGCTGCCGTCGCCGTCGGCATCGCCGCAGCAGTGGCGGCAGCTGCCGAATCCAATGCGGCCATGAAGGAACAGACCGAGCACATCAAGGCGCTGCTCGTCACGCTCGCGGCCGAACTCGGAGACCTCTTCGCCCCACTGGTGAAGAAAGTGGCGCAGTTCATTGAGCAGGTGGTGGCGAAGCTCCAATCCCTCTCGCCCGCGTCGAAGCGCGCGGCGGCCAGCATGGCCGCATGGATAGCTGGTGTTGGTCTCGGCATCGGCGCCATCGGCAAGCTGGCAGGCACACTGGAGGGGCTCTTCAAAGGCTTCGGCATCTTCCTGGAGATGAGCAAGGCCGTCCTACCCGTCTTCACTCACCTCGGCGCGGGCGCGGGCAAGGCCCTTCAATCCCTTCAATTGCTGGCCCAGGTGGACATCGGCAAGGCGCTGGCCGACATGAAGTCCGGCGTCGGAGGGCTGGGCTCCGTGGTGGCAGACTTCACGAAGTCTGTTCCGTCCCTCCTGAGCAGCGTCGGGCGGATGGCCGTTAGCTTCGCGACTGCCGCTATCCCCATCCTGGCCGTCGTCGCCGCGCTCGCGGGCATCGCCCTGCTCGTCGGCAGCGTCTACAAATCGTGGGGCGACATCAAGTTCCTGGCCAAGGAGGCCTGGAGTTCAATGTCTCAGTCCGTCTCCGAGATGATGGCGGGCCTCTCCAACGTCGCCATGAAGCTGGCCAATGTATTCGGGCTCGCCTTCAGCGCCCTCGCCGCCACCATCGAATCCATGGTGGACCGCTCCCTGGACTTCGTTGCCTTCCTGGTGGCCAACAGCGCAAGGGTGCTCCGCCCTATTGCCCGTGCGGTCGGCATGGGCAACGCAGATAAGGCGTTGGCATCGGCGGAGACGCTCACTGGCAAGGAGTTGAAGAAGGGAATCATGGATGCGCTCTCGGCCGGCGGAAATGCGTTCGTCGAGAAGGCTGCCAAGGCAACAGCAGAGCTGAACAAGGGCGCGGTTCTTATCGTCACGAAGGCCGCCGACGGAGCAAAGGCGGCGGCGGGCGCGGCGAAGGACACGGTGGGCTTCGGTCTGGAGCACGCCACCTCCGGCATCAAGGACCTAGTCGCGGCAGTCCTCAACTCGAAGACGGTGGAGGAGTGGAAGGGGAAGATGGGAGAACTGAAGTCCCTCCTCGACTCGCTCTTCAATGGAAACGCCAAGGCATCGCTGCGCACCCAAGACGAGAACGGCATTGAGGTGTCCGCAGCAGGCCACAAGGGAACGGAGCGCTTTGCAGAGCGCCTGCGCGGCGGCCTGGGCTCACCAGCCATGGCGGCCTACACCAAGCTGATGGAGGACAACGCCAAGGCCCTCGCTGAGTCCATCCGCAAGGCCGCGGAGGACGCAGCAGCGGCCGCCGCTGCTGCGAAGGCGGACCTCCTCTACGGCTTTCTTGGACGCCTGGGCGAGATCGGCGGCATCATCGATTCGGCGACCAAGGGGTTCAAGGCGGGCGGCTGGTGGGGAGCGCTCCTCGCGGCCATCGGCGAGCTGCTCATGGGCTCCGACGAAATGGCCGAGGCCATCGACGTCCTCAACGGCATCATCAAGATGTTGAAGGACCTGTTCGGTGCCGCCGCCACGGGGCTCGACACCATCATGGGGGCGGTGGGCTACCTCGTGTCCGTCATCGTTGACGTCGTCAAGCCGACGATGGAGGCGATGGGAGAGGCGATGGAGTCCATCGCGCCCATCATCGTCCTGGTGGGCATGGTGCTGAAGATGCTCGCGCCCGCCTTCCAGGCCATCGGGAAGGCCACCGCGTGGCTGCTCGACAACGTCCTCAAGGGACTCTTCCAGGTGCTGCGCTACGTGGCCATCGCCATCCTCTACGTCATCAAGGGGCTGGGCAGCGCGTGGAACGGAATTGTCGGCGCAGTGCAGTGGGTATTCAAAAAGCTCGGCGACATCAGCGTCCTGGGGGCGCATCCGTTCGGTTTTCTGAAGAGCTGGGCGAACAGCATGGAGTCCGTAAAGATGGACACGGAGAAGCTGGCGCGGAGCATCCAAGAACTGGAGGGGCTCACCTGGGACGCGGCGATGGCGAAGGCCCGGGAGACGGCCGAGGTGCTGAAGAACCGCGACGCGCTCGCGGACGTGAACGAGGCGCTTTCCAACGTACCCGACCTGTGGAAGGTGGCCCTCCGGCGCTTCGACTCCCAGGACGAACAGGACGGACCGAACACGCCCACCGGCGGCACCACGCCCGTGCCCTCCGCGCCTCCTCCGTCGCCCTCGGGCGGAGACGAGGTGAAGGCTCCTGAAACCTCGAATGCCTCTCCGCTCAGCTTCTTCTTCAACATCTCCGGCGTCGACATCGACGAGGCGATGGCGGAGGCGATGAAGCGCACCGAGGACATGCAGCGGCGCTTCGGCATCCGTGTCTTTGGGACATCTGCCGCCGTCGGGGCCCGGTACACGTAGCGCCATGCCCGCCCCTTCTGGGAGGGCATGGCCTATCTCACCCTCAGTGGCATCGAGGTGCGGTGCTCGACGTCGAAGGGGCTCGCCCAGAAGCCCACGCTGCGAGGCCCGCGCGTGCGGAGCTTCAGTGGCTGGGCACAGAGCGGCACCCGTTCGCGCGACTTCACCTGGTCCGGCGGCACGCCGCCCATGCCGATGGCGGAAGCGCAGGCCCTGCGCCGTCTCATCGACGGCGACGGGCACAGCTGGGACTTCGAGGCCAACGGCACCGACGGGCTGGTGAGCAGCAAGGGACTCACAGGGGCGGTGGTGGGCTCCGTTGGCGTCGGGCCCGGCAGCTCCACGCCGCGCTTCGGGACGGGGGGATTGGTGCTCGCGGCGGGCGCCTCCGTCACCTGGGCCACGGCCACCACCGGCAGGTACTTCGTCGGCGCGTGGATGAGGGGCGCCTTCAGCGCTGGAGCGTGGGCGCACGTCATCGTCGACGCGAACGGGGACCAGAGCTGGCTGAACGGCGAGGAGTGGATGGCGGCTGGTGACCTCATTGCCACGACAGGCATCGGCCTGGGCGTGGGCCTCGTCACCCCCAGTGCTCTCTCCGTTTCCAACCGCACGGCCGACACCGGCACCCCGAGCGTCCTGAACATCGACGACCTGGTGCTGCTGCCCTACGAGGTGCCGCGAGCGTGGATTCCCCAGTGGTACGTGTGGGGCGCTGCTGGCCAGCCCTTCGGGGTGCTGCCGTACCACACGGCCGCTGGCGCCGGACTCCCCGCGCCCTGCCAGGTGCTGGGACAGGCGCTCGACGCGCAGGCGGTGGAGTACGAGGAAGGCGGCTCGCGGGTGCAGGGCCAGTACATGGACTTCGAGCTGTGGCAGCAGCCGGAGGCGGCCTGATGCGCACGCTCTCCGTCAACGCCGCGGCGCTGGCCTCATGCCGGGCCGGCTTCGCGTCGCACGTCCGTGTCCTGGTGCAGCGCGGCTCTACGTGGGTGGACCTCTCAACGCTGCTGGGCGGGGACCACCTCCTCGGGGCGTCCTGGTCGGACAGCATCGAGGCGCCGGTGTCGACTGCCAGCGTGGCTGTCGTTCGCAACGGGCCGGACGGGAAGCGCCTCTCGCTGGCGCCACTGGTGGTGGCCAGCTTCTTCAACACGAGCGGAGGGGCGTACGTGCCACTCATCCGCGTGGGCGCGTACTTCCGCATCGAAACCGCCGCCGCCCCACTCGGCACGCGGCGCGCGGACGTGCCTCCGAGCTCGTGGACCGAGGCGTGGCGTGGCCGCATCGACGAGGTGGACCCCGGGCCGGAGGAGATGACCTTCAGCGGCCGGGACCTGGGCGGCGTCTTGCAGGACTCGCACATCGAGACGGACAGGGCCTACGGAAGCGCGGCCGGCGTCGCGGTCCAGTCCGTCATCCAGTCCATCCTCAACGACAACGGAATGGGCAGCTACGGGCTCTACACGCCCGTGAATCCGAGCAGCGTGCGTGGGCCCTACACCCAGAAGCAGGAGCCCATCCTGGATGCCCTCCGCTTCCTCGCGGAGCAGATTGGCTGGGACGTCCGCATGCGCTGGCGGCCGGATGCGAACGCCTTCGCGCTTACGCTCTGGAGCCCTGACCGCGCTGCGACGACGCCTGTCGTCAGCTACGGACCGGACTACTACCTGGAGGTGCCTCAGGTGCGGCAGAGCTTGGAGTACGTCCGGAACGTCGTACAGGTGGTGTACTCCGACAAGGCGGACCTGGACTCCACTGGCGCGCGGAAGCGTAAGACGGTGGAGGTCAGCGACGCCGCCAGCATCGCCCTCTATGGGCGCAGGTGGATGCGTGTTGCGGAGGCTGCGTCATCGCTCATAGACACCGCGGCGGAGGCGCAGCGCCTAGCGAACGCAGCGCTCGCGGACCTCTCCGAGTCGGCGGTGAGCATGTCACTGACGCTGCCCGGGATTCACGGGTACCTGGAGTCCTCCGACTTCATCGAGGTGAAGCCTGACGGCGTGCGCTTCGACTCCGGGCAACTGCTCGCCGTCCAGTCCGTCAGCTTCGAGGCCGCCTCCAGCGGAGAGGCGCGCACGAAGCTTGAGCTGCGTGGGCGCCCGGCGACGAGCTTGGCGGTCTGGGCGTCGAAGGAGTCCCGCCCCGGTGTCGCGCCGAGCGTTCCATTCACCGGCCCGTCGGCTCCGTCCGGGTTGGCGGTGACGAACACCGTCAACGGCTTCAGCCTTACGTGGACGCCCGCGGCCACCGGCCCCGCCTGGGACTCCTACGAACTCCACATCAGCAGTTCGCCCAGCTTCACACCCTCGCAGGCAACCTTCCGAGCCAACAGCCGCGCCACGCGCTTCGACGTGCAGGACCTGGTCGCCGGCCGCGCCTACTACGCGCGCGTCATCCCACGCGACGTGAAGGGCAACGCGGGCCCGGCCAGCGCGGAAGTGACCCTCGCACCCAGGTACGTCGCCCCCTCCATGCTGATGCCCAACGTAACGTACGCAGCGCTTCCGTTGAATGCTGACTTCGAAGCGCTCAGCAACGTGTCCCTGCCCCCGGACGGCTGGGGGCTCTCGCCGGGTACCTGGAACGTGGACGGCTTCGACGAGCCTACCAGCGTCTTCAGCGGTGCGCGGTCCGTGCGCTTGGCGCCAACGCTGCTGGCAACGAAGCTGGGCAGCACTCCCTTCGTCGTTCGGCCCGATGACCTCGTGTACCCCAGCGTCCTCATGCGAGGGAACACGGAGGGCACCAACAACAACTTCAACTGCGTTCTCTGGCTTGCGTGGCTCGACGGCAACGGCAGCTTGCTCCCCTCCGGCGGCATCTCGACGGTGGATGTGGGCGTCGCCTCGTCGCTCTGGAAGGACCTTGGCAGAGGAAAGTACGCCGTTGCACCCGCCAATGCGCGCTACTGCCAACTGTACGTCGGCAAGGGCAACGCCCTGGCGTACACGCTCTTCATCGACTCGGCTCGCGTCGTGGTGCAGTCGAAGCTGGAGAAGCCCGTGGCGGCGACGCTCATCACCGCGTCGGGTTGGGTGTGGACAGGGGCACCGCGCGACTTCCCGTCGTACTACCGAAACGAGGGGGAGACCGTCTTGGCGGGCAGCATCAAGAGCGGCACCTTCGGCTCCTCCTGCTTCCAGTTGGACCCCGGCTACCGGTCCGCGGAGGAGTTGCGTTTCCCCGTGGTGAGCAATGGCGCGTTCGGTTGGGTGAAGGTGACGACCGACGGCTACGTCACACCCATGGCCGGCAGTACGACGGAGCTCAGCCTCGACGGCATCCGCTTCCGCGCGGCGGCGTGAGGGACATGCTCCTACTCGGCTGGCGTGGGGGCGGCTGAGTCGTCGATGTCCTCCGTCGCCTCGGCGTCATCTGGTTGAGCTTGGCGCAAGTCCCCAAGCATGAGCATGGCTTTTTGGCAGTCTTCCATCGCCGCCTTGAGCTTTTCCTGTTCTGGCGAAGACAGGCCTTTGACGTGATCAACGAGTTGCCTGAAATAGATGAGCGACTCGATAAGTCGATCAAAGGCATCGCTTGCCCTCTTCATGGTCATGGTGAATCGCTTTTTCGCCTCACGAGCCGTGACGTAATCAGTTGCGAGGACCGCATCAAGCGACTCGCTCGATGAGTTCTTCAGGACCGCAACCAGAACGTTGGCCTGAGAGAAAGACTCTGCGTTTTCGCGGAGCGTGCCGCAGTTCCTCTTCACCTCAGTCGGACGAAACGTCGGCGCCGCATGTCCTGAAGAAACGCTCAAGAGCAGAAGCCCTGCCACCAACCCGGTGTGTCTCACCATGGCTGGTGAGAATACCCGGCAAGCACCGCCCCGCTACCCCCTACCCGTCGTGTAGCCCCAGACTGCACACCCGTCCGTAGCTCATGACGAAGGTCGGGCCGCCGCAGGTGGTGCAGCGCTCCTCGGGCGGAATCTCGCGCGGCGATGGGGGGCTCGGGTCGGCCTTGCCCTGGATCCGGGCGAGGTCGCGCAGGTAGTCCGCGCGGACCTGTCGGTGGCGCTGCAACTCAGGTGACGGCTTCGTGGGTCGGCGGTGACGCATCGGCCCTCCTCCGGAGAAGAAGGGGCGCAGCCGGTACTACCGCCGCTTCCGCTCACGAGCAGTAGGAGCAGCGCCCTCGGCTTTCTCCGCCAGCGCCTCCAACTCGGGGAGGGCGCCCTCAAGAGCCCGCGAGATCAGTTCGCTACGGCCGCGGTAGCCCAGCACGCCAGCCAGTTGGTCAACACGGTCCGAGAGCCAACGCGGAAGCGTGATGGTCACCGGTTTCGTCTTCTGGTCCTCACCTCTTGGGGGCAGCACTGGCATGGCAGTGAAGGTACGGCTTTTCATCGTATCGAACAACGCTCCTTTACTATGATCTTTCATATGATAACCATGACCATCGCTGCGCAGCGAGCGGCCTCTTGCTCTCCCGGACGGGGGTGTGCTGTACGCTCGAATTCAGGAAAGGTCGGGTCCGATGAACACGAGCAGCACTCATGCGTCGAAGGGGCACACGGGCGGCGTCGGGCCGTTCCGCTTCGGGGCGAGGGTGAAGGGCATGGGCTGGCTGGGCCGCGTCTACCGCGCGTGGAATGCGGGCAGCGGGGCTCCGGCGCTGGTGGTAGTGCCGACCGGCGAGCAACCGGACATGGTGCCGGTGGAGACGTGGCGCCTGCGCCTCACGTCCTGCCCCAGCCCCGCCTACCTTGCGCTCGAAGTCGAGTCTGGCCCGGCAACGCCCTCGGCGGATGCGGAGGACGAGCTGGTGGACATGCTGGATGATCTGCGTGATGCGGCGCGAGAGGCGGTGCGCACGCCAGGTGTGTTGAAGCACCTCGTATCCCCCGCAGCTCGGAGGCCCAGAGGGCGGCGTGTGGCGGGCGGACGCATGGGGCTGCGATTCGTGGCGGCGGGCGCGCTCGCAGCTGCGGTCGTCGTCCTGGCGGTCAGCACGACCACGCCTACCTCCGAACCATTCGACGAGCGGACTCTACCCGCGATGACGCCCGCCCATGCCGTGTTCACCGACCTCGCGTCCGGCGCCGGGAACCGCCTTCCGGACCGCTACCGAGTCCCCGACGTGCCCATGGACGGGCAGGCGCGTGCCCCGTGTCGCTCGCCTTCGGTCGAGGTAAACGGCGGGTGCTGGCTGAAGCTCGACGCCAGCGCTCCCTGCCCGAAGAACTCGGCCGAATACCGCGGAGGCTGCTACGTGCCTGTCTCCGCGACGAAGAAGGACAACGTCACCGCACCGGGCGGGCTGTACTGACGAACGCAGCACCGGCTTGACAGCCGCGCAGTGCCAGCCGTACCTTGATTCACGCTGTATCGCAGGACTCGCTAGAGCTTCGGCTCAGTCTAGTAGCGAGACACCACCTCTGCCGCTTTGGCGGCCACATTAGAGCGCCGCTTCCTGAGGGGTATACCGCCGGTACGTCCGGGTACAACTCAGGGCGCCGCTCCGGCGCGGCACTCACGGACTAGACTACGTGGGTGTGCGCGCCGTCTTGTCGAGGTGGCGGCATGTCAGCACAACGACCCGCGAAGCAATCAGCGCAGGCGCCGCGTGCGGACACGCCATCCCGTCTCAGGGCTCGCGCTCACGGACCAGAAGACATGGACGGAGGTGCCGTCTCTACGTCCGCGCCGTCTCGCGAATTGGACGCAAGCCCTGAGACGGGACGGAGCGCCCCTCTGCGCGTGCCAGCGCGCTCCAGTGCACGCCCTCCCTCCGACTGGCGTCGAAGCTGCATCGCGCGCGGTACCAACGCCACGGCAGAGTCCGACAACGAGGTGAGCATGAGCTGTGACGGGAGCAGTTCCAGTGAGGGGGTGCGGCTGGCGGCCGTGCCCGAAGAGGGTTTCTGGGATGCGGAGAAGGTGGCCACCTACCTTGGCGTGTCCACCGCATGGGTGTGGAAGCAGGTCCGCGCGAATACGGGCTTCCCCTTCGTGAAGCTGGGGACGCGCAACTACCGCTTCAGCCCGGCGAAGGTGCGAGCGTGGGTTGAGCAGCAGCCCTCGGAGAAGCGTCCGTGACGAGCGTCTACTTTCGCCCCAACCGCGCCGGGAAGGCACTCCTCGCGGCTGGCAAGCGCCTTCGCCGGGAGGCCCCGACCTACGGCACCTGGTGGCTGCGCTACCGCGACGAGGCGGGCCGTAAGGTGCGTGAGGCATGCGAGGCGCGAATGGAGGCGGAAGCCGAACGCCTCGTTCACGAGAAGGCGATGCGAGCGGAACGCGTCCGTGCGGGCCTGGAGAAGATGCCGGTGCCGCCTATTTCCTGCGCAGAGCTCATGGAGAAGTACGAGGCGGCGAGCCAACACTTGGCGAGCATCAAGATTGTGAGGAGCCAGCTGCGACGATGGATCGCACCACACTTCGGCAAGAAGCTCGTCACGCAGGTGACGCCCGCCGACTGCGAGGCGCTGCTGCAGAAGTCCCGCGACGCAGGCCAGGCGGAGACAACAACCCGAGTCCTCTACATCCGGGCGCGTCACGCCTTCGAGTACGCGCGCAAGAAGTTGCTCGTCATCGAGAAGAACCCATGGGCGGCGCTGAGCCACCCTCCCCTGCCGCGCCGGTCTGTGACGGTGCTTCGGCCCGAACAGATTGCGGCGCTGATTGCAGCGGCCGGGCCCTGGCGCCCCCTACTCCTGGTGGCGGTTCTGACGGGAATGCGCCGCGGCGAGCTGGCCGCACTCCGGTGGGAGGACATTGACTGGAGCGCCGGAGCGAATGGCGTCATCCACGTGCGTCGGAGCTGGGGGCGGGACACCACGAAAGGCGGGAAGGAGCGCGTCGTTCCGGTGCACCCGCAGTTGCGACCGGAACTGGAGGCGCACCAACGCAAGGCCGGCGCTTCACAGGAGCTCGTGTTCCCGTCCTCTCGCAGTGGTGGGATGCGGCACTCAGCGTGGCCGGCGACGGCGCTCCTACGCAACATCGCGGTCCGCGCGGGTGTGGTGCTCCCCGAGCGCTACACTTTCCACGGCCTCCGCAAGCAGTTCGGCAGCCTTGTGCACCAAGCCACCGGGGACCTCGTGGCCACGCAGCGCCTGCTGGGGCACTCCACGCCCCAGATTACGGCGGCCGTTTACCTCTCGACCGACGTGGCACACCTCGAGCATCAAATGGGGAGGTTCCGCTTGGTGGCGGGCGAGCACACGCCGAGCACACAGGCTACTGTCCAGGTCGCGCCCGTTCGCGAGGCGGCCGGCAACCACCCACAACTACAAGGGATTCCTGCCATGCCCGCGCTTGAATCTGCGGCAAGCGATTCTAGAAGAGATAGTGCAGCGCGGCCTTCACCACCCGGCGCTGCTTGGCGAAGGACACGGTGTGCGACGGGTCTCCCCAGGCCGCGGTGGAGCGCATGCGCACCTCCACGAAGCACATGAGGTCCCCCTGCTCCGCCACGATGTCCAGCTCGCCGTAGCGGCACGTCCAGTTGCGCGCCACCACCCGGAAGCCCTGCGACTCCAGCAGGCGCACGCCCTGCGCCTCCGCCACATCCC